GTGTGGCCAGTTGAATCTCAATCTCACGCGGGATGGCGCCAGTTTCAGCCATCAGCTTGGCGGCTTCGGCGCGCAGCTTCATGACTTCACCTTCTAGCTTGGCGACTTCTAACTGCATGCCCATCATCTCCATTTGCTGGATATGCTGCTGGAGTTGCTGCTCTTCCGGCGACACCTCGCCACGACCGCTTAGCTGACGCACTTCTTCAGCCAGCTCGTGCTTCTTATCCAGGTTGGAGTATTCGATGACCCGATCGGGCGGGATCGGCACGCCAATCTCCATCAGATTAATGGCTTCGGCAAACTGACTATCATTGAAGGTTTCGCGGCTAGGCTGCGTACCGACGACAGTGGTGTACTTCCCCTGCGTCAAGTCATTGAGGATATACCCCTCAACTGTAGGCTGGTTGACCGCCAGTTCCTCCTGCTCGGATTCGCCTGGTAGCGGCATTGCGCGCGTTATCTGCATGATGCGCGGCTCGGTATAATACTGCTGCACCAGTTCGAGTATGAATTCAGCTACCATGTGCCGCGTCCGGGTCAGTGCCGTTAGCGGGCCTTGGATTTGTATCTGGCCTCGGTTCTCTTTGGACTGCAGGGCGACGCCGGATACTTCTGCTGATGTCAGACCTAACATCGCTTCGTTCACACCGCTGATCTCGCGGATATTCGCCTGGGCTTTTAGGCCAATGCGATCGAGGCCGGTGGGAATCGTGTTGGGCTTAATCTTCTCAGGGTCTTCCGACCCTGCCTTCTTCTCAATAACCAATCCTGTCTGGGCGCCTTTCATGGCCAGCTCTTCGGTGGTCATGTTCGTCAGGCCGCCGGACTCCACGATCCAGCCGCTGTTCGCCGTGGAGTTGACGATCGCCAGCTCTTGGCTGGCCAGCTTGTTCACCAGCTCCTGTGGATCGAGCAGGTTGGTGACTACCCCAATTGTTTTTCCGCGACGGAAGTACGGGAAATACGGAACAATGGTGAATCGCTTATAGGGCGACCACTCATCATGCAGTACGTCTTTTCCCGCGCATACGCGCCAGCGCACTTTGCGTTCTGGCTTGCGGTGGATAAACAAATTGAACCTGGCCGCAAACTCACGCCTGCGCTCCCGGTTCCAGCCCGGATCGACTTTCTTGGAGTCGCCGGTCGCAGGGTCCACAAAGTAGTGGCATTTATCGAGCACCCAGAACTGACGCTCCAGTACTCGCACTGAGCGTACAGCCCGCTTCTGCGGATCGCTCGCCCACCACTGCATTTCTTCGTTCTCTGATTTATCATCAGCGAACTTGTTTTCATAGCGGATGCTGTCATATCCCAGCGTCTGCTCGTTCAAGGCGTGCGACTCCAGTCGCTGCCTTGCCGCTTTCCCCCAGGTCATCTCTATCTCGTCTAGGCTCAGCCAACGAGTCTTGGTTACTTCCTGCCATTCGGCAGGGTCGTAGCTCTTGGCATTCGGATCAGGGATGATATCCAACGGGTCTTCTACGTTGATTTCAATATTGCCCTGCATATTCTCATCGAAGGCCATCCGGATATCGAAGTACCCGCGCTCTTGGATAATACCGTCAGCAAACACCTCCGACTCTTTAGAGTCCCAGCCGTTGGTATCCATCTCGTGCATAACGATTTTGGTGAGTGCTGTAGCAATCTCCTCGGTGCCGTCTTTGGCCGCCTTAAACCGGACGTCCGCTCGCCTTGATACCTGTTCCCCCAACAACGCATTCACCGTCGGCAGTATCTGGTTGATGGTCAGCGCCGGTTTACCCTGCGCGTCCAACATACTGCGATCCTGCTCAGTCCACTGCTGCCCCCTGTAAAAGTCATCGCATTTACGGGCGCGCTGCATATAGCTGTCATGCGATACCCGTTTAGCATAGGCGTATCGATCCCACTCCTGCTGCGCAATGTTACTTTTCTCCAGCTTTTTTGCTTCGGAGCTAGCTAGCTGTTCTTGTTGGGTTTCGATCTTATCCATGGGGGTGTCCTGTTAGGCAGCCTCGTCCGGCTCAAGCTCAGCATCAAGCTCAGCTACGACGGCGGCAGCATCTTCCTGCGATTGTATGAGTTCTGCGTGGTTGGTCAGTTTTGCCAGAATGACAGCCATCGCAACTTTGATATCGTTGGCGAGGAAAGGTCCGTCTTCTGTGTGTACGATAAATCCATTAATCCCTGCTTCCACAGTGACGCTTTCTCCGGTCTTCATATAGTCCATGGTCGTGCTCCTTTATAGTTAAGAATTCATTGCGGTGCGGCGTCCGCCGCCGCTTACCGCGTATTTCGCCAGCTTATCCCGCCAGCTTGGTTTTCTTTTATCGCGGATCATGGCTGGCGCCATTAGCATGAGCATCTGCCCCAGCCACGCCAACATATCCACCTGGTCATCGTTTACCCCGGCAGGGAAACGCACCAGTTCATCGATCAGGTCATTCGTCCACGGCGCGTTGTATGGGATATGCACTTTCCCGTTCTCCCACATGCCTTGGATCGCGGCAGCCCGCGCTACCTTGTCGCGCTTGCCGGGCTTCAGCTCCGTATAGCTAAAGTCCCAGAGCCTGCGCTCTGTCTGTTTCTGTTTCAGGAAGGGGCCGAGCGTCATTTCAATCAGGCCGCGCTCAATCCCGTAGCGGGAGCAGCGCCAATCTGCGTGGAGGTCAAGGATCGCGTTACACAGCTCAAGCGGCCCCCATTTACCGCGTCGAACATCACGTATCCACAGGTCCATATTCTGATCAATGGAGGCAACGCCGCCGACCGAGTAATCGTGCTCAGCGTTCTCGCCGACCGCCAAGTCCCATGCCGCGTACTCGACCATCTCCCGTTCCGGTGGCAGCGCCAGCGGATCGTGATAGTCATACCACTGCACCATGTCTTTGCTGAATATCGAACCTACTTCAGGGGCCGGGTCCTGCTGATATAGTGCATGCCAGTCCCTTTCCCCGACGGCCTTTCGTATGCGCCCGAGCGCTTTGCTGTCGTATCTTGCTGGGTGGAGTGCTTCGCCTTGGTGCCGGAATGGTTCATCGACTTTGGCTTCAGCAGGGTAGTCGACTTGTATCCACTTATCGGCGCCTTCTTTCTCGGCAGCATAGAGGCGACCAGCAAGATCATCGTCATGCCAGCGAGTAAGGATAACCAGCACGCCGCCGCCAGGAGCCAGACGAGTGTAAGCAGTACTTGTGTACCAATCCCAAGTTCCCTGTCGCCCTGCCTCACTTTCTGCATCCTCGCGGTTTTTAACCGGGTCATCAATAATTAGGACATGCGCGCCCTTACCTGTAATCGCGCCGCCGACACCCGCCGACGTATATCCGCCGCCGTCAGTTGTCAGCCATGCTTCGGCGCTCTGACTCTCGGGGTGCAGTTTGGTATCAAACAGCACTGAGTACGCCGGATCGCGGAGTAGCTCGCGGTTCATCCGGCTAAAGCTCATCGATAACGATCCGGAGTATGAGCAGGCCATCACCTCATGGGTTGGGTGATTGCCCAAGTGCCAAGCCGGAAACTTCTTCGAGGTCAGCTCACTTTTACCGTGCCGTGGCGGCATAGTGAGCAGTAGCCTTGGACTCAGGCGATTCGCCACATCCTCGCTAAACTGCTCCAGCCGCCGACAAATATCTTTATGCACCCAGCCCGGCAAATAGTCCGGGTTGAACCGCATCACAAACGGCAGCAGATTCTCCTGACATAGCTGCCGGCGTGCTATCTCCCGTTGCGCCAGTACTTCGGGATGGTCGGCGAGCATGGTCCGCTCGTCTTCTTCCATCTTGCGCAACTTCATACCGGCTATTAGCCGATCGCGTTCATCGCGTTCAATCTCATCGACCGCCAACTGGTCGCGTTTGGCAAGGGTGTCCTCGTCGAGGAGACCTTTAGCCATTATTCGTCGTCGTCCTCGCGATGGGATTCATCCATGCGATGGGATTCGCCTTCAATGACGTACTCGTCGTCGCCCTCGATGGCCGCCCCGTCGTCGTCGTCATCCTCATCAGTCGTGTCTGCACTAGGGTCTAAATCCTCCAGCCCGTCTATGGCTGCCATCTTCAACAACTTGTCGGTAGACATACTCTCCAACGCTTTGACTGAGTTGGGGGTGACGTCCTTCTCTTTTGTACCGGCTTGCTCAGCACGTACCTTTTGCGTGGTAACGCTGGCATAGCCGCCTATCTCATTTAAGCGGCCTAATGTCTCCACCGCTTTGATCTCTTCTGTCGCTGTAACGCTTTTACGGTGCGCTTCCAGTGTCATGCTGTTGAGCATCTCCAGCGTGATGCGTGCATCGTCATAGAGCTGGGAGCTGAAGTACTCCAGTATCTTGTCGACCTCCGGGCGTTTTAGGATGTTGTACGACTTTGTGTTCGACATCCCCGACGCCCTGGCACTGGCGGCAATACTCATCCCTCTAGCGCGTGTTAACAGGAACAGCTCTTCCTGATTGGTCAGCGCTGACACCCCCAAATACGCATAGGCGCCTTTGATATTGGCGTAGTCCGTATCCCTTGGAGGGCCTTGTGTCCCAATCCCCAACGGCGGCTCCGCGTTCAGTCCTTTTTCCAGAGTAGTCATATTGTCGAAGTATAATATAGGGGATGCCTATATACCAGTAACGCCGCAGGGGGAGCAATTTACTGATCTACGTCCCTCTTTGTCTATGGGGAAGTCCCTACCACCTCATTCAAGTAGGGATTTCCCTACCTGACCTTGCATTACGTAGGGCGGAAGAGGACAGTGCCTCCCTCACTCGCGCAGATATGGATACCTGCTATGCATAGACTCCCATTTGACGTCTCTTTCTCTAAAGACCCGGACCTGTACTACATGGACATGGACGCGTCCTCTATGTTCCTGCAAAACGACCTGTTTATAGAAAACTTTAAGGACGGCGAACAGTACCAAGCTAAGGATGTGCCGGGCTTTATGTTGTTTGCTGATCAGATCAACGAGCAGGAAGCGCGCATGCAGGCGACCGGTGAAACTGCTAGCTGCGTTATGCTCAGTAACACCGAGATGGGCTGGATACAGACCTCCGTTAGCAAAACAGTCGCCAGCGATGGCGGTCTGGATTGCGTCGGCGGGCGAGTCACACTCCCTCACCTGTATGGCGGGTGGCACGCGTTGCTGTGCCATGACAGTGATCGCTTGGAGATTCGTAGCGGCGCGGATGGCCCCGAGTGGTTATCACGCGGCGACCTGGGCCTGCTCCACTTGCTGGTTATAGGCCAGCCTCGCAAGAATATGGCGCGACACTACTCGGTTAGCGTTAAAGCGATAGAGAAAAGAATGCTCAAGATTAAGGGCATACTGTCACCGGCGGGGGTGACACATTTATCGCTGCACGAATGCTTGGCCGAGCTTCACTTAATAGGGTTCATTGCCGCGCAATACGATTGGTTTGCGCCGATAACAATGATCACGGTTTACCGTCCGTCCGGGCGGGCGGGCGGGTGGCCGCCCCGCTGAAATAATTTTCATATAAAAAAAATTCTCATATGAGAATTGTCCTTTGTATTCCCGCGTGTGTCCTTATTAGAGTCCCCGATATTCCCCACCCCCCGTCCCCCGATTGGGTTTCTGCGTAGGAACCTTGTCAATCGCTCCGGGTCCCAGGTCTTTTGATGGGGGGTTTTGTTTGTGTGCATTTGGCACATTAACCAACGGAGTACATATCATGGAACTTACCTTCAGCGATTACATCAAGGCTTTAGCCATTGGCATCACATTCGGAACGTTGTTCGGATGGTTTGGTATGCCGCTGTCTTTAGGTTTTACCTACATCTGGGTTGTACGTCCCCGTCAGGAGGCGGCTGCAATCAAGCGCAGCGCAGGGTTCGCAGCACACGCAGTGTTCCAGCAACACATCAAGGCTTCCAAGCAACAGCCCCAGCGCGATATCAACACGGTCTTTGCCGAGTATCAAGCTGCGGCGCAACAGAAGAAGTAAGCCCCGCCCCCCTTATGGGGGGTTTTTCTTAGTGAGCATCCCGCTCGATCACTAAGGAGATACACCATGTTCAAATTCATCGCAGCCATGTTCATCTTTGCATTCACTGTCCAGATGTTTGCCACGCCAACCCTAGAGCAGCGTAACGAAGAGTGCCGCATCCTCGTTCACGAGATCGACACCGATTCAGATATGGAGGAGTACTGGGAGTACTGCACCGGTGAGCTGCGCTCACCCTACTCGATCCTCTTCGGTTGAGATTAGCCCCCTATGGGGGGTTTTTCCTAGTGAGCATTTCGCTCATTCATTGTGACGCATGGGCGTCACATGAGTAACCTGGAGAACTATCATGGCAGTTGCAACCCTTACTCACCTTCGCGCTGGCAAGCGCAACAAGAACGTCCTCTATGGCCTGTCCAAGAGCGGTATCGTATACCGGTTCGCTACCCCTGTACCCCGCGACAAGATGGAATCTTTCGCTGCACGCATTGACGCTGGCGGCAAGCGCATCAACACCTCCTTCTGGGTGAAGGCTGCTGTTGGGGGTGCAGCATGAACGTCCCTACGGTAGTCACCGAGGTCGAGGAAGCCCTGCAGGACTTCCCCGCATACGTCGTTCACGATGACGGTTCCTTCGTCATCTATCCCCTACCGGCGGCACGCCCGTACCCTTAACACCCCACCCCCCGATGGGGGGTTTTTCCCAGTGGGCGGCACGACCACGCCCTAGTGATATAACCTCCGGTTATGTTACTTCCTAGAGCCATTCATCTCATGAATGTTGCTCTTTCCAGTTCAACATAGCAACACCCTATTTGTCTTATTTATCAAGCACTTAGGTCACTTGTTGCTATGTTGCCCTTTTTTCTGACTATATGTAGCACTCTGTTATTTCCCTAGACAATTCAAGTGCCTCATACGTAGGAGAATAAAACAGCAACATATCAACAATT